CCCGAAGAAGCGGCGGTTGCCGAGTTTCACCTCACCCGAATGCCACATCAGCCGCCCGGTGAAGGCGCCGATCAGCGTGGTCACGGCGCCTCCGAAGGCCGAGTTGATCATGTCGATGAACCCACCATCATTCATGGGCGTGCCTCCTCAAGCGCCGCCACCCGGGCGGTGAGTTCCTTGACGGCCTCGATGAGAAGGCCGGTGATATTGCCGTAAGCGACAGAGAGCTGACCAGCCTCATTGTCGCGGACCACCTCGGGTAGGACCGGCTCCACTTCCTGGGCGATGACGCCGATCTGGCGGCTGCCATCCATGGTGAAGCGCACGCCCCTAAGCACAGAGACGATGGCCAACGCTCCTGCGATGGTTTCGACCTCGGATTTGAACCGGGCATCTGACGAGGAGACGAAGTTCGGCGCGGTCACAACGCCTGTGAAGGTCGCCCCCGTCAGACTGGCCTTGGCTGCAATCGCCGCGTCATAATCTGCCGCTGAGCGTGTGGCCATTGTGCCAAGCCCGAGGTTCGTGCGTGCCATGGCCGTATTTGCGAGGCCCGAGAGATTGCCCGCCGCATCCAAAAGTGCATCCCAGCCTGTGTTCGTTGTATTGCGCCTGCGCAGGACGGGCGGCGAGACCGAGGTATCGACCCAGAGCATACCCGCGGTGGTGGCCACAGGCACCGTAGCACCCGAACTTGTGGAGTGCAGCGCGGCGATCACCTCATTGATGCGCGCGCGCACCGCCGCGCCCGCGTCGTTCGCGATCACGAAGCTGGATGTTTGGGGCATTTTAGCGCTTTCCGTTCTCAATCAAAAAGATGTGCGGGCCTTTGCGTTCGAGGCAGAGCCGAGAGGCAGTGAAGGCCCGCGCTGCAGGAACGGAACGCGCACTTAAGCGACCTCATCGGCATAGAGCCGCAATTGGGTGACGATGGGCGTGTAGGAGGCGTCCTTCGTCGAGAGGATGGCCCGCGCTTGAACCGCGCGGGCCTCGATCTCATGGGTGTCGAGCCGCCCCCAGGGGCCCCAGACGGGGTTTGCACTTGGGTTGTCATCGGTCTCTCGGATCTCAAAGAGCACATCGATCTCTGCCCCGGCGGCCCCATCAAAGTCCGCCCATGTGTCCATGAGCGCGGTGCGTGCATCGATCCGGTCGTTGAGCGCCAGAGCCGCCACACCGATTTCTGAGCGAAGTCGGACACGCTTGATCGCCCCAAGATCGAGCCCGGCGGCAAAGCCATACTGCCCCTCCAACGACGTCACCTGCGTCACACCATTTACCGTTGCCGTGGCGAGTGTCAGAGTGCCTGTGGCAACCATGAGCCCGGTCTTTGAACCCACAAACCCCGGATCAGCCTGCAGCATACCCAAAGGCGAGAAGGCCAGCACCTGCGCGCCCTTGGTCGAGACCCGCACTTCGGGACCGGCGCGCCCGCCGCTGTCCTCTGCACGCAGAAGATAAGTGCCAGGCTTCAGGGGCACGACAGCAATCGCCTCACCGCCGCCGACCCGGTCCATCGAATAGCTGTCTGCCCAAGTGGCAGTTGCCTCCTTCGAATGCCGGATCACGATATTGCCGCCCACCCGCACATCAGGATCGGCCGAGCGCGCCCATTTGAGGATCGCGAGCCCGCCAGCCGTTTGCAGCGTCACGTTCTCAAGCTGAGCTGGCGGTGCCGTCAGGCCAAGGATCTCTACTGTGCTCGTCTGCCAACTCGATGAGACCCCAAGCACCGAGACCGCCTTGACCCGGAAAGACCAGCCGCCCGGCGCGATGTCGCGGATCTCAAGGCTCGTCCCATCGGTCCGCCCATAATCCTGCCAAGCCCCCGTGCCTTGGCGGGCTTGCAGCTGATAGGCCGCGACAAAGCTTGAGGGTGCCGCTTCCCAGATGACCCGCGCCAAAACCTTGAGCCCGCCGCCATCACGGGTGACATAGATCTCTTCAGTGACCTGCGGGGCCCCTGGCGCCGGGATATCCCGCGCCGACGGTAAGTTGGTGCGCGGGGCGGCCGCATAAATCCGCGCTTCCGAAGCCGCCCAGTCGTACACCAAGGGCGAGGTTTCGCGCAGAACGAGTTCTGGCAGCAACAGCGCGCCATCGCCGGAGGCGGTTAGATCAAGGCTAACCCCATGCACCTCAAACGGTTTGGCAGCAAAGCCCCAGCGCGCATAGGAGAGCGTCACCACATCACCCACCGTTGCGGCCCAGGCCGAGAGCTTGCCCGAGAGCCGCACCGTCATCTGCCGCCGGGCACGTTCAAGTTCAATCTTGGCCAGCCGCTGCGCCATGGAGGCCGAGATCGTGAAGGGCAGCGAGATATCGCGCCACCGCCGCTCTCCACCGTCCTCGGCGAGATAGACATCACTTGCATAGGCCGGGAAGTCATCCGGCTGCCAGTCGTTCTCGGGGCTCACAAACTGGCCCCGAACCGCGTTGAAGTTGGACGACATTGTCACGCGCGTCGCCAAGGTGAGACCACCTTCGCGGACATGGTCCGAGGTCAGCGCCACCGATGGCGCGGCCCAAGCCCCGGCATGGATGCGCCAGGACCCGCCCGAGAAGGCGCAGCGCCCGGCAAAGGACGAGAGCATCCCCTCAATGATCGTCTTTGGAGGCTCAGAAAGCGAGATCACCCCATTGCAGGCATAGCGCGGCTCCGTCCCACCCCCGACCTTGACCACCACCTCATCACAAATGTTGGCCGCCTCAACGAGGCTCATCCGGTCAACACCATCCGGCGCTCCGATCTCAGTTCGGATCCCGAACTCAGGGTGCGCCATATAATCGGCAAGGCACAGCGCGGGGTTTTCTGAATAGGCATAAGTTTCTGTGCGGGGGTCAAAGATGTCGTCTTTGCCCTCCAGGTCCACCGTGATGTTCGGAATGCCGCCCGGGAAAGCATCCTGATCATAGGTGAGCCGCAGCCGGATTGCCGCGCAGCCCCGCAAACGGTGGTTCTCGGTCCACTTATCAGGCAGCGCGGCCTTAAGGCCCGAGAAGGCTGTCTGGTTGGCGGTGCCGAGTTTCTTTTCGACGAGGACTTTTCCGGCCCAGCGACCCTGGGCGACGCCGGCAGCACTGAGGGCCATCTCGCCTTCAAAGTAGATGGCCCCGATGGATTTGACCCGGTGCGCCGCAAGGACGATGACCAGATCGAGGTATTGGTTTTCTGATCCGGAGGAATGCAGAAAGACGATGACCCCGCCTTTGCGGGTGCGCCCGTAAACAAGATCGCGCGGCATCACAGGCTCGCGCACCGTGACCGTCCGCGCCTGCAGCGTCATCTGTGGCTTTGGCATCAGGGCCTGGGCCGCATAGGACAGAAGCAGCGTACCCCCTATCCGAATGAGGGCTGCCCCAATGCCACCGGCGGCCAAAACGCCGCCAATCGCCCCCGCGACCGCGGTGACGGCTGTCACAATGAAGGGCATGGGGAGTGTCTCGTCTAAATGGGTCGCGTTCAGATGGGCCAGGCAAGTCGACAAGAGGTGAGCGACGCGAAGGTGAGACCCACGGGTGCGAGACCCACAGCGGTGGCGCCGATCACCACGCCAAAGCCAAGCCCAGTGTCCGTCAGCACAATGTCCCCGCGCTGCGCCAAAAGCGGGGTTGCGCGCGGTTCTCCCAAGAGCGCACGCCCCATATCTTCCACTGAGGCCCAGCCAAGGCGGCGCATCACACGCAGGCCCCCGAGATGCGTTGTGTAGCGCCCGCGCCAGAGGCCCGCGATATCCTCGCCGCCGGTCAGGATCATCCGTGTCTCGAAGGCAAAGGTCGGGCAGTCATGGAGGCCCCAGATGAAGGGTCGCTCGCGGGCGGTGTCGATCACCGATGCAAGCAGGCGTTCCCAGTGTTCAACGCGTGGCATGTCTATCCCCGCCCCCAGGTGATTTCTCTGTCCTGGATCGCGGTCACATATTCAAACCCGAGATCGCCTGGATGCAGCACCTGCTGACTTTCGTGGGTGTAGCGCCAGGTCCGCGCCACGGTGAGATCAATGAGCCGGCTTTCATAGCTGATCGTAATCGTGCAGGTGTCCGCGTCATCCTTGATTTCTGGGACATCAAGGCGACCAGAGAAGGCCTGAACGGGATCAGCGATGATGCTGCCATTCTCGGCCAGAAGCCCCAGCCAGATCCGACCCGGCAGGCCCTGACGCGCTTCGTCTATTGCAATCTGCACGAGATCCAGCGGCACGCCAGAAAGCGACACGGCCGTTCCACCAGCTACGACCTCGCCGGTCTCATCGATGCCCCCGAGGCCAAGCAACGAGCCTGCGCCAGACCAAGTTCGTCCGTTCCAAGTGACAGACCCAAGGCCCGACCAGATCCGCACCCAGCCCGTGGCAAACTGGCCTTCAAAGAAGATGACTGGCCGCAGCGACTGATCCGCCAGTGCCGTGGCGAAGGCGGGTGTGATGTTACGCGACATAGGAGCTCGCTTTCACATGGCTTTGGTCAGAGCGCTTCGCGCGCGGAGAGGGTGAAGCGGTGCTGATCCGCGCGGCCAATCACTGTGGGCACAGGTGCGGTGAGCCTCAAGAGCACCGACGGGGCGCTGAGACCAAGAAGCGCACCGGCCGGGACTGAGGCTCTGAGCGGCGGCACAAAGTTGATCACCGCCTCGCTCCCGAGGGGCACGATATCCGCGGTTACCTGGTAAAGCCGGGTGGTGGCATCAGATCCGAGTTGAAAGAAGTCACCAGCCCTGAGGCCAACTCCCCATCCGGCGGTTTTCAGGGTGGAGGCGCCTGCGACTTGCGCCTCGGTGACATAGGGATTGCCCACCGCCACCGGCACCTCGATCGAGGGATCGGAGAAGAGGAACCGGCCCCGCAATCCGCCAAGGGCGGTAAAGAAGGCCGAAAGCCGACGCGCCTTGGCCCCTTGGGTCACCGCCATTTCAATCTGGTACTCCCACCAGGAGGCACCCCAGTCCTGGATCTGGGAGGTGCCATTAAAAGGCGAGCGCGCCTCGGCGACCGACGTAACCAGCCGCCGCTCAAGTGAGGACACCAGCGTCAGAGACAAGACAGGAATAGCCATCTCAGATCACCTGACCCCGGCGCCGCCCATCGGCCACGCTTTCCTTCGCGATGCGGGCGATTTCTGGGATGGCTGCCCGCAGTCGCGCATCGATCTGCTCGGCCACGCCCATCTGCGCGCCGCGTGCGTCGATGTTCACGTGCACGCCGGTGCCAGCGCTGGCGCCCCGGCCGTAACCAGTAGCCTCGCGCCGATTAAGCACCCGTTCTCCACGCTGCAAGATGGCCGGCACCTCATCAGGTCTAAGTCCCGCCCAGCCGCCAGAATGCAGCCGGGGGGCATCTGCAAAGGCCGAGACTGGAACAGCTCGCATCGGTGCGCCCGCACCGACGATGCCGCCCGCATGCCAGATGCTCGCATTCACCATCGGGTTTGCGGCAGCCGCTGCCCCACCTCCGAAGACCCCACCGCCAAAGACGCCCGAAAGCGCTGAGGCCAAGGGGCCCAAGACCGCGTTCTTGAAGGCAAGTGTGGCAAGGTCCGCCAAGATCGAGGAGACCAGCGATTTGAAGTCAAACTTGCCGGTGGTGACAAATTGGCGGAAGGCGCTTTCCGCCGAGGAGAAGGCAGACGTCAGCGTCTCGCCGAGCCCCTTGCCCCAATCCATGGCCCCCTTGGCGTAGTCAGCCAAGGACTTCGTGACCTGGACCCAACCGGTCGCCGCGTCTTCTGCGGCCTTCTTGGCCGCACCACCCGCCCCACCTGCCGCCTGGCCTGCGGCGTCAAACTCGTCAGACACAGCGCCAGCCACTTCGGCAGCGCCGGCCAAAGCGTCTTCGCCTTCCGTGCCCGCGCCGATGATTGCCGCCTTGAGCGCCGCCCAAGCTGTCATCGGGCGGGAGGCA